CAACTCCTATCTATCGCCCAAAACAACCTATTTAAAGACAAAGACCTAAACGAAGTAACACCTGCATTTGATTGCGCTTGTACCACATAAAACCAACCCCACATGATAAAACAAATCTATGCCGAATATACCGACCTCGGCATCAAAGTAATCCCTATAGAATGGGATACTACCAACAAGCAACCCGTATCACATCGCAACTGGTCAAATCCCGATGACCTTACTTTGCGGCCATCCGATAACGGGTTAATGATTCTCACCGGGAATAACTACGGGTGCCTTGACTTTGACCTTAAGAATACAAAGGACAAAGACATCTTCAACAAGTGGATGGCAATGGTTACAAATGAGGCACCGGAAATACTCAACAACCTATTTATAGAGCAAACCCGAAATGGTGGGTACCATGTATGGATGTATTACAAGCATCTACCAAAGAAGCAGCAGTTAGCCGCCAATCCGGAAGGAAACGAAGTTATCGCATTATACTGCAACGGCCCAGTTGTGTACACCTACCCTACACCTGGTTACTCCGAATTTCACCAGTCAATGGCTGACATAACGGAATTAACGGTTGAACAATATAACTATCTGATAGAGGTTAGTCAGTATTTCAATGAGTACAAGCCGGCATATGATCCGACCAAAAAAGCCATCAACTACCCGAAAGGTTATGAGCAGCAGTTATCAGATTATGATAAGAACATCACAGAAGATAGTTTTGAGGCGATTCTGACCGCTATCGGCCTATTTCCGATACCTAACTACCATTACCGCAAAGCGGACAAATTTCGAGCCTACAGGCGGCAAGGAAGCGCATCTGTAGGAATCAGCGCAAAGGTCTACCATGCGGCAAAAAGGGTGCTGATATTCTCCGCAAGCATGCATGACTTCCCGAACTGGCACAATAAGGAAGAATATCCGCAATGGTCGCTTCCTGCATCGTTTATGCTTTTCTACCATTTAGACCGTGATTGGGATAAGGTACTGCAGCACATAGGCATCGTAAAAGACACAACATCATATCCTTATGAAATTTTTCCACAGGATATACAGAGGTCGCTATTTGAGGTAGCTAACGAGAAATCACTACATCCCGAATTCCTTGCAACGGCCGGCCTATGGACTATTTCCTCACTTGCCGGCAACTGCTTTACTTCCGAAATATCAGAGGACACAAAAAATATCATTTTCGCTTTAATGATTGCACCCGTTTCAGTTGGTAAAACACCCGCATTCAAAGCGATGTGTGAGATACCATTACGGGAACTGCTATCAAAGGAAGACAAACTCTATGAGGAGGAGGTAAAGAACTGGAACTTGCAGCGCGCGGATGCCAATAGCCGCAAAGAGCCATTCAACAAACCACACCCAAAGCGATTCCACCCCTTTGCCGTTGATGGTACAACAGAGGGTTATATCTCACTCATGCAGGATCAACAGGGCGGTATGGGAGTTTATCATGATGAGGCGGAAACGATACTCAATGCTGGTGCGCATAAAGCCAACAACGATGCTATATCCTTTTTCACCCAGGCATTCAGCGGTGGCCGTTATACGCAAATCAGAGCCGACAGGTCGAAGGAAAGGGTAGTAAAATCCCTTAACATTTCCCTGCTGATGGGAACGCAGCCATCCAGGCTAAAAAACCTGTTTGGTGCCGACCGCATCCAGTCAGGGTTTGCATCCCGTTTCCTAATGGTGCAATCCAACTACATCAACCTGCGTGAAAATGTAAGTTTATTCGCTAAAAGCCGAAAGATGTGCCAGGAGTGGAATGACCTAATCTTTGAACTATACAAGCATAATAAGGCATTTAGTAAAGGGGATCAACCACCCCGACCTATAATGATAAGCGAAGAAGCAAGGCCGATAATGGATAGCTATTATAGCCAACAGATGAAGGATGGTAATGTCCGTACTGCTAATTCACTGGAGGAATATGTAATCGGGGCAGAAGCAAAAATGTCTGCTTATTATACCCGGTTCTGCCATCTGATTGCCATCATGCAGAACCCTATAGTACCACTTATCACCCGACAAGTTGCACACCAGGCATGGAGGTTGTACCGTTGGTATGCAGAATCTACATTGCATATTTTGGGTAATATCTTTGATGAAAATGAATCCGGCCTACCTACTGATCTCCGATTACTTGTTGATAACTTACCGGCAAAGTTTACTACGAAAGAAATGGAGGCACTTTGCACACGGTTAAACATCAAACCCCGTAGGTTTGTGGATGCCATGCGAAGGCAGGATTTTCAGCGAATGTTTAAGCGCATCGCACATGGAGTTTACGAAAAGATGTAAATTTGCAATGATTTCATTATCGGCCAATGCTGCAGTTGCGACCTGCATCAGCCCCCTTAATCGGGGGTTTTTTTATACGTTTAAGGGTATAAAATCTACCCAACGAAATGCATGAATTTTGCCCAAAATTGCAGTCAAATTTGCAATAATTGCACCCACTGCAAATATGCAAACCATTGATAATCATAGCGTATGGTGGCAAATTTGCACTTTTGCGCAAATTTCAGTTAATAATAATTTATATCTCTTTATATGCTAATATGCTATTAGTAATAGAGATATACGGGGGCTGCAAAAATACTGCAAATTTGCAACTTTGGCTGATACTCAATGAGTTATGAAGGTTTTGACTGCAAATATGGTGCAACTTTGTGCAAATTTGGTACTTTCGGGTGCTTATGGGTAACTTTGTGGCTGTACTAAAGTAGTTTTAGGTAGATGGCAAAGGGAGCAAAATATGGCGGTAGAACAAAAGGAACCCCCAACAAGGTTACAAAGACAATACGGGAGCATTTCGCTGCCGCCTTCGATTTATTGCAGGAAGATGATCAGCATAACCTGACCGCATGGGCAAAGACAAACCCAACAGAGTTCTACCGCCTGGCATCAAAACTGATACCGACCAAAGTGGAGGCGGACATCCAACAACCCGTCCAAACCATTATCCAAATTATTCCCGACCCAAATTCAGCTCCCATTGCCGATTGAGAAACTTTGCACCTGTTGTGGAAAACATAAATGTCGCTTGCAGATGGATTTCAGCAAAGAATTTTGTTATCTTTGTATGACCAGAGCCCAAAACATGAAAATACACTACAACTTCGCTACACGCAGCCGGCCTACAAAAATGACTGCTGCCATTGCCACCATAAAGGCATACTCACACAAAGCAGACTACACTATCGGCATAACGGTAGATGATGATGATGATGTAACGCTGAATAGTACGCATTATCTCGAACTGCAACGGGATACGAATATCTACTTCACACATGGCAAGAGTGAAAGCAAAGTACACGCCATCAATAGGGGTATGGAAGGATGGAAGGGTGATATAGTGGTGAATATGTCGGATGATATGCGATTCCTCGTTCCAGGCTATGACATCAAAATCATTAATGCCTTCGCTGACAATCTTGACCAGTTCATTCACTTTCCCGATGGCAGGGTTAATCACCTGCTGCCTACCATGAGCATCATGGGTAGGACTTACTATGAGCGGTTCAACTACATCTACCACCCTCAATACTTCTCTTTGTGGTGCGATAACGAAGCTATGGATGTGGCGAAGAAGTTGGGTAAGTGGAAGTATGTTCCGGAGCGCATCTTTGACCATTACCACCCTGCATGGACCGGTGAGCCGATTGATGCACAATTACGGCATACGCAGGGGTATTACCACATAGATGAACAAACCTACATTAAGCGCTCAGCCGCCGGATTCCCAAATGAAACCGTATGACATTAAGTGTATTAATCTGCACTATTCAAGGCCGTGAGGGTTATCTCACCCGGCTATTGCAGGAGTTAGTGCAACAGAAGGCACGGTTATCTAATCAGCTAACTGACGAGGTTGAAATCATTGTCGAATCGGATAATGGTGCCATGAGTACAGGGCGCAAACGAAACTATCTCATAGGCAAGGCCACCGGGAAGTACATCGTATTCGTGGATGACGATGATATGATTGCACCCACCTACATTGCCGACATACTTGAAGCCGCAAAGCAGGATCCAGATGTTATCGTATTTAACGGCACAATGACCACAGATGGCAGAGATGAGCGCAAGTGGTACATAAGCAAGGAATATGGCTATGAGGCGAAGGATGGGGCATATTATCGATATCCGAACCACATTGTACCGGTACGCAGGGAGATTGCGGTTAAGTTCCCATTCCAAGACATTAAGATTGGGGAAGATTACCTGTACGCTACTGCAATGCATAATGCGAAGGTTTTGCAGACAGAGGTGAAGATTGAGAAGGAATTGTATCATTATCAATTTAGAACGAATAAGTAATGAAGTACTACCACACCGGCACCTACGAAGCCATTAACGTAATCGAAGCGTGGGGGTTGAACTTCAACTTGGGGAATGTGATTAAGTACGTTGCACGGGCAGGGCGCAAGACTGATAATCCGATTGAGGATTTGGAGAAAGCGAAGTGGTATATTGAACGGGAGATTGAAAAACTAAAACAAAAATAACATGTCACAACAAACAGCGGTGGAGCAATTAGAAAAAACTATTCAATCAATGATTGAACATGGTGCTGATTTAGGAGAAGATTATCCTGCATTAATGGTACATATTGCACAAGCCAAAGAAATGGAAAGGCAGCAGATAACAGACTTTGCAAATGATTATGCAGATGCAGTAATGGGAGGATGCTTAAAAAGAGCAGAACAATACTACACCCAAACCTACGGCAAATGATAACCATTACTGCAACATTCGAGATTGATGAATCAAGGTACTACTTTGAGGGTAAAAAAGTAAAGGATTGGTTTACTCAAAAGATTGCATCCGGTGAACTTGCAGCATCTATTCATTATAAAGAAGTAGAAAAAAGGGAGATTGAAATAACAAAGAATTATAATGGTGTGCCGATAACGTTAACAAAAACCATATCAGATATTGATTCCCTTGCCGAAACTATTCAACTCAAAGTGCAATGAGATACTCCCAAAACAACGAACAAGATGTAATAGAGCAATACTTCCGCACATCGGGAGTATTCCTTGACATTGGTGCCAATGATGGGGTAACCCTATCCAATACCTACGCATTGCAGCTACAGGGATGGGGTGGAGTACTTGTAGAGCCATCTGAAGATGCCTTCAATCGCATCCCACCGAATGAAAAGGTTAAAGCGTTCAATGTGGCAATAGGTACGGCCGATGGCACTTGTACATTCCATGAAATGGGAACACATTTGAACAGGGGCGATGTATCGCTTTTATCCACCATTAAGAAATCAGAGATGAAGCGTTGGAATGGTACGGAGTTCAAAGAGCGCATGACAGAGGTGTGGACTTATAAGACATTAGTAAAAAACTCACCATACAAGGTATTCGATTTCATTTCTATTGATGCGGAAGGTATGGACTTTGAGATACTTGAACAGATTAACCTATCGCATACACAAATGGTATGCATTGAACACAATGGCAATGCTGACCTATTCCAACTCATTAAAGAGTACTGCAATGGTTTTGGACTGCACAAGAAATTGTTAAACAATTTAGAGAATGTAATATGGGCGAGATAGAACAAACACCGGTGGAATGGTTTG